CCGACGAAGATGAAGATCGACGTCGCGCGGACCGAGGCGCGGCTGAACGCGAAGATTGACCCGGCTCGGGGCCGGCCGACGAAAGGTGTTGCCCAGCCGCAGGGCGACCTGCCGCTGGCGGTTCCGGCGACGGCCCCGGCGGGCGGCGGAAGCCTGGCGGATGTGCGGACGGATCTGATCCGTCAGCAGACCGAGAAGCTGCAGCTGGAGAACGCCCGGCGCGCTGGGGACCTGGTGCCGCTCGAGGAATACGCACGGCGTGCGTCGGAGTTCGGACGGGTGGCGCGCGAGCGGATGCTGTCCGTGGTGCGGTCGCAGGCCGAATGGCTGGCTGCAAACCGGGATGCGCGGGCCATCGTGGCCCAGATGGAAGACGAGATCGACCGGGCCTTCGCGGATCTGGCGGCGCAGATCGCGTCGGGCGCGCTCGCGGACGGCAGCGAGCCGGATGAAGATGACGCCGAGGTTCAGGCCGAAGTGGCCGAGGCCCTGGCGGAAGGGGAGGCGGAAGAGCGGGAGGCCGGCTGATGGCGTTCGATCTGGAGGCCTTCAGCACGACCGCGCCGATCCTGACGGCCAACGCCCGGAAGCTGGACAAGGCGTTCGCCGACGGGTTCCGACCCTCGGAGCGGATGCTGGTCTCGGAATGGGCGGCGAAGTATCGGCGCTTCAGCGACGATGCGCCGATCCCGGGGCGGTGGCGTCACGAAACGGCGCCCTACCTGGTCGAGCCGATGGATGCGCTTTCGCCGCAGGACCCCTGCGAGGAAGTGATCCTGCGCAAATGCGCCCAGTCGGGCGGCACGGCGGCGGTCGAGAACTGGATCGGGTTCATCTCGGACCTGGCACCGGGGCCGATGCTGTTCGTGCAGTCGACGCTTAAGGCGGGGCTGGAATGGGCGGCGGAGAAGCTGTGGCCCATGATCGAGTCCACGCCCCGGCTGGACCCGGCGCGTGGCGGAACGATCCGCCAGCTGGGCGAGGCGACCGGCGACGGATCGACGAAGAACAAACTGCGGTTCGCCCGATCGTCGTCCTATGTGGCGCTGGCCGGTGCGAACTCGGCGGCCGGGCTGCGCTCGCGGACCATGCGGTACGCGGTCGAGGACGATCTGGACCAGTTTCCGGATAACCTGGACGGCCAGGGCTCTCCCGAGAGCATGGTCGACCAGCGGCTGAAGGTTTACCGGCGGCGCGGCCTGTCAAAGCGGGTCAAGATTTCGACCCCGACGATCAAGGGGGCCAGCAAGATCGACGCGGCGTTCAGCGCCGACGGCGTCGATCGGCGGTTCGCCTGGTATGCCTGCCCGCACTGCAGCTCGCGGTTCCGGATCGTCTGGGATCCCCAGCCGGACGGCGAGCGCGATATTCAATGGCCCGACGGGCGCCCGGAAGACGCCTATCTGGTTCCTCGCTGCTGCGGGACGGTGACGCATCACTGGCAGAAGCTGGCGATGATCCGGCAGGACTGCTGGCTGTCGGAGACGATCGACGGCGAGACCCTGCCGCTGGTTCTGTCGGAAGAAGAGTTTCAAGCGGCGCGCGCGCGGATGGTGCGCAGCGTCAAACGTGCGTTCGACATCGACGGCATGCTGACCAGCTTCCAGACCTGGGGCGACATGGCGGTCGAATTCGTCGGCTGCCGGGGCGACCAGTTCAAGCTGATGGGCTGGACGATGCTGACCCGTGGGGCGGCGTTCGAACTGCGCGGCGCGACGCCAGACCATGAACGGCTGAAGGCCCTGAGGTCGCAGGACTGGGGCACGGGGCAGATGCCGGCAGGGCCGGTCGTGCTGACCCGCGCCAGCGACGTCCAGGGCGACGGGATCTACACCGAGCTGGTCGGCTGGGGTCCGGATGCGGAAAGCTGGTCGCTGCACCAGGCCTTCCTGCCCGGCAACACCGATGTGCCGGGCGAAGGGGCCTGGGTCGATCTGGACAAGCTGTCACGACAGCCGACGGTTTTCCCGGGCGGCAAGGCGCTGCCGCTGGACTGGGAAGTGGTCGACGGCGGCTATCACACGAAAGCGGCCGAAGAATATGCCCGGATGCGACCGAACCGGATGGTCGTCTTTGGCCGGTCCGGCTGGACGCGCCCGATCCTCGGTCGCGGCGAGAACCTGAAGTATGAGCGGCAGGGTAGCCGCGCGGGGTTCGCGTCGAAAAAGGCGGACGACAAGGCCTATCTGGTCGGCGTCGATGGCGTGAAGTCCATGTTCTACGGCTTCCTGCGGTCGACGCTGAATCTGGCCGCCGAGGAAGCAAAGACGGGCGTGGCGGCGGAACACCGCCCTCGCGGCCTTTGCCATTTCAGCCGGGACACCCCGGACGAATGGTTCGAGATGGTTACGGCCGAGACGGTCGTCAGCGTGGTTGAGCACGGCTATCCGAAGCGGAAGTGGCAGCCCCTTCCCGGGCGCGAGAACCACTATCTGGACTGCCGGGTCTATAACATCGCGGCGGCCGAGAAGCTGATGCTGGACACCCTGTCGGAAGCCGACTGGGCCAAGCTGCGCGCCGAACGCTACGCCGCGAAGGATCCGCTGCAGGGCGACCTGCTGGCCGGCGTGGTCGGCGTTGCGCCGCCGGTGTCTCCGGTGGCGGCGAAGACTGAAGAGCCTCCGCCGCGTTCCGGCGGGTTTGTCGATGCCGGTGAAGGGTGGGAAATCTGATGGCCGCTCCCGGATATGAAACCGAGATCGCGGCCCTTGAGGCGGCGGCGGCGACTGGTGAACTGACGGTCGAGTCCGACGGCGACCGGGTGACCTATCGTTCAACCGCTGACCTGCTGAAGACCCTGGACTATTTCCGCGGCAAGGCTGCGGCAGCCGTGTCGGCCTCGCGCCCGCGAGCGGTCGTCGCTGTATTCGATCCGGAGTGACCATGAACTTCGGAGATGTCATCGACCGCGCCATCGCGCCCTTCGCTCCAGCCCTGGCCGCCCGTCGCATGGCGGCGCGGATCTCGGTCAATCTGATCCGGGGTTATGACGTCGCGTCGACCGGTCGTGCGACGAAGAATTGGCGTCGTCCGCAGACCAGCGCGGATGCGGAGAACAATCGGGCCCTGACCACGCTGGCGAACAGCGCCCAGGATCTGGTCCGGAACAACAAATATGCCGCCGCAGCGGTCCGACAGATGGTGGCTGCAGCCTGGGGTGACGGCATCGCGCCGATGATGATCCACCCTGACAAGGGGGTTCAGGCCGCGGCGCAGGCCGCCTGGGATCGCTGGGCTGAAAGCAAGGTCAGCGGCCAGAACGACTTCTACGGCCACGGCAAGCTGTCGGTTCGCGGCATGTATGTCGGCGGCGAGACTCTGACCGTCTGGAAGGCCGATGCGAACGGTCCTGACGGTCGGATGCTGGGTCTGGAGGGTGACTATCTGGACCCGACAAAGACCGAACTGACCGCCTCGGGCGGCCGGATCGTCCAGGGCGTCGAGTTCGACAATGACGATGAACGGTCCGCCTACTGGCTGTTCCGCGACCATCCCGGCGACATGCTGTTCGCCGGATCCATGACATCGCGGCCGATGCCGGCGCAGCATGTCGATCATTTGTATGAGGCCCTGCGCCACGGCCAGACACGGGGCGTCTCGCGCCTGGCCTCCGTGGCCCTGACCCTGCGGGACATCGCGGACATTGAGGACGCCAAGCGGCTGCAGGAAAAGGTCGCGGCTTGCGTCGCACTGATCCGACAGCGTGCCGAGGGCGCGGGACAATCGCCCCTGACGGCCGAGGTTGAGTCGCAGTCCGGCCGCAGTGTCGACCATCAGACGATCCGTCCCGGCATGATCATGGATCTGGCGGCGGGCGAGACGGCCCATTCGTTTACCCCGGCCCCGTCGAACGGCGGCGTCGAGTTCATCCGCCAGCAGCTGGCCGGCGTCTCGGCCAGCATGGTCCCCTATCATGTGATGACCGGCGACGTTTCGCAGGCGAACTATTCGGGGCTGCGCGCATCCTTCCTGGGCCAATGGGCCTTGCTGGACGATGACCAGCAGAATGTGATCATCCCGCTGCACTGCAAACCCGCCGTGGATCGCAGAATGCGCCGCCTGGCGCTGGAAACCGGCGACAGGCGGTTCCTGGAGGTCCGACAGTCCTGGGCGCTGCCGGTTCGCCGCCAGGCCGACCCGATCAAGGATCTGCTGGCCGAGGTGATCGAGATCCGTGCGGGTCTGAAGCTGTTGTCCCGCTCGCTGGCCGAGCGCGGCATCAATCACGAAGAGCATCTGAACCAGTTGAAGGCGCTTAACGACATCATCGACGAACTGGGCCTGGCGCTGGAAACCGATCCGCGCCGCCTGACCGACAGCGGCGTGCTGCAGGCCGCGACCGGCTATCTCGCGCCGAAACCCGCCGCCACCTGACCGGGGATCCCCATGACGAAGACCGCCACTCCGGCGGCGACGGCCCTTCTGGCCCTCGCCCCGATGACCCGTGACGCCCCCGCCGCAGGCGAGGACCGCCGCGCCCATCCCCCGACCGGTCCGCAATCGCGGTTCGCGGCCTTCACGCCATCGACCTACAGCGCCGAGACGCGGACCGTGGAGCTGGTCCTCTCGACCGGTGCGGCCGTGGACCGGCACTATTTTGTCGAAGAGCTGGAGATCTCCGCTGCGGCGGTTGACATCGGGCGTGTTGCCCGAGGCGTCGTGCCGCTGCTGGACAGTCACAATCGCTACGGCATCAATGCCAATCTCGGAACGATCACCGCAGTCCGGTTCGAAACCATCGGTGGCGTCGCGGCCCTGACCGCCACGGCACGCTTCGCCGATACGCCTGCCGGTCGCGAGGCCGAGGGCATGGTCGCCCGCGGCGAACTGCGCGGCATCTCGATCGGCTATGCGCCCAAGGCCTGGGCTGTCGTGGCGATCGATGCCGAGACCGAAAAACACACCTGGCGCGCGACTTCCTGGGAACTCCTGGAAGGCAGCCTGGTCACCGTTCCCGCCGATCCCGCCGCCGGGGTGCGCTCGGCGGCCACCTCCCCCGGACTTTCCGCTTCCACCGGCGCTGTCGCCACCCCTCAAGAGGACGAAGATATGAGACGCTCCCTTTCGCTGGGCGGCACGGCCGCCGCTCTGGCCCTGTCGGCTGCCCGTGTGGCTTTCGACACCAATGGCCCCGGCGCTGCCGCCGCCGACACCCGTGCGACCGAAACACCCGCCAATCCGGCGGCCGGCACCGAACAGCGGGCCGCCCCGTCCAGCACTTCGGTCAGCACCCCGGCTGTGGCTGAGGTTTCGCGCTTCTCGGCCGTGGATGCGGTCGGCTTCGTCGATCAGGCCCGCAGCTTCGGCCTCGATGCCCGTGCCGCCGAACTGGTCGCCCAGAACGGTCGCGGCGAGATCAGCGTCGAAACCGCCCGGTCAACCCTGCTTCAGGCTGCCGCCGAGACCCAGCGCGCCGCCACCACGACCGCTCCGGCCGGTTCGGCCGCCCGCTCCGGCGACAATACGGAAGCGACCCGCGAGGCCATCGTCGGTGCTATCGTGTCTCGCTGCCTGCGCAGGACGCCGTCCGATGCCTCGCGCGAGTTCATGGGTGTCCGTCTGCTGGAGCTGGCCGCCCTGCGGGCCGGCGTCAGCCCGCGCGAGCGTGACCCGATCAACATCCTGCGCGCGGCGCATACGTCGTCCGACTTCCCGCTGATCCTCGAGGCGGCTTCGAACAAGATCCTGCAGGACCGCTATGCGGCCACCCAGCCGACCTATCAGGCCATTGCCCGCCGTCGCGACCTGCGCGACTTCAAGGCGACGAAGCTGCTGCGCATCGGCGACTTCCCGACCTTGCTGCCCTATCAGGAAGACGGCGAAATCAAGTCGGGCACGATCAATGAAGGCCGCGAGACGGTGACCCTGGCCAGCTTCGGCCGCCGGGTTAACCTGACCCGCCAAGCGATCGTCAATGACGATCTGGGCGCGTTCGACGACGTTTTCGGCTCGATCGGTCGCATGGTCAGCCGGTTCGAGAACGCCACCTTCTACACCATGAAGGCGCTGAACTCGGGCAATGGTCCGAAACTGGCCGACAACATCAACCTGTTCAACTCGGCCCACGGTAACCTCGCGGCATCCGGCGCTGCCCCCGGCATCGCCACCCTGGGTGCCGCCCGCGCGGCGATCCGCAAACAGACGGATCTGGACGGCAACGTCCTGAACCTGACGCCGCGCATCCTGCTGGTCGGTGCTGATGTTGAAACCGTCGCCCAGCAGCTGGTGGCCGACACCCAGCCGGTCGTCGCCGGCGAGGTCAATCCGTTCTCGGGTCGCCTGCAGGTCGTCGCCGAAGCTGCCCTGACCGGCAATGCCTGGGAACTCTACGCCGACCCGGCCGACTGCCCGGTGTTCAGCTACGGCTACCTGGCCGACGCACCCGGTCCGCGCGTGCTGACCCAGGAGCAGTTCGACGTCGACGGCATGGCCTTCCGCGTGACCATGGACTTCTACACGGGCGCGACGGACTTCCGCGGTGCCTTCCGCAACCCCGGCGCCTGATCCTGATTGCAGCGTCGACGAACTGATCGGGGCCGCTTCGGCGGCCCCGATTCCTTCGCTTTGTTCCGCAGCCGATCACAGGCGGACTGACGCACGGCGTGCGTCGGCCCGCCTGTCTTCGCCGGCGGCGTTCTGCCAAGGGCCCCTCAAGAGCAAGGAAAACGACCATGAAGAACTTCGTCCAGCCGGGCGACAGCCTGGACCTGATCGCGCCCTCGGGCGGGGTTGTGGCCGGCGCGCCGGTCAAGATCGGCAGCATCATCGCTGTGCCCGCCATCACGGCTCCCGTCGGCGCAACCTTCTCGGGTGCCGTCACGGGCGTGTTCGACCTCGCGGCCGCCACCTCCCAGGCCTGGACCCAGGGCGTTCTGTTGTACTGGGACGACACGGCCAAGAACTTCACCACGACCGTCGGCAGCAACCAGAAGGCCGGCTATGCGGTCGACGCCAAACTGGCCGCCGCTGCGGTCGGTCGCGTCCGTCTGCAGCCGACGATCTAGGCCAGCCGATGTCTTTCGCCGGGGCCGTGGACCGCCAGCAGGATGCTGTCTTCCGCGCCCTCGGCGAGGATGCGGCCTGGAGCGGGGTGGTGGGTTCCGTGCGGATCCGCTGCGCCGAACGGGACGATCTGGACGGCTGGGGTGAAGGCCAGCGCATTGTTCGGACCCGGTTTGTTCGAGTGCGCCAAAGCGAGGTCGCCGACCCGGCCGTCGGCGATACCGTCACGCGCGCCGGCGACGGCGTGGTGCTGCAGGTTGTCGCAAAGCCGCGTCTGACGCGCACGCGGGTCTGGACCTGCGAAGTCAAGGAACTGCCCTCTTGATATGGGGCCGTGATCGTCGACCCCCCATGCGAGGCATCGGGGGGATCTCCCGACCCGACCCGGCCCGGAGGTTTCCGTGACCAGCAAGCGTGAACAGGTCGGTGCCGCGATCAAGTCTCTGGTCGAGACAGCCGTGCCGCTGGCGCTGGTGACGCGGAATCGCACAAAGCCGGATGAAATCCCTCCCGTCGGCGCGGTCGATATCTCGGACGGCGATCCGGGCGAGCCCGACGTCGATCTTTCGCCCCTGAGCTACAATTATTCGCACCGGTTCGGACTGTTGTTCGGCGCGGTGCCGACGCCCGGCCAGACCGCCGACCAGGTGCTGGATGCGCTGCAAAGCGCCGTCGGCGCGGCCGTGGAAGCGGACCGGACCCTGGGCGGGCTGGTCGAATGGCTGGAGACGACCGCCCCCGACCGGGGTGACCTGGACATCGCCGGTGCCGAGTCCGGCGCGGCCAGCGAAGCGGCGATCATCGCCTATTACAGCACGTCCAGCCCGCTGTAGCGGGCCGGGCGATCTCCCTTTGGCCCGTGGCGAGAAGGCTCCGCCTTCCCGACCCGACATGGCCTGTCAACCTGAACAACGGAGACTTCCATGGCTCGCGCTCGCGGTGCAAACGGCATTGTTGCCATGGCGATTGCCACGGGCGACTACGGATCGATTCCCGCTTCCGGGTTCCGCAAGGTCCCGGTCGTCAGTGTGGATCTGGGCGAGGAACAGGACGTACTGGACGACGTCGTTCTCGGCTTCGGTCGCGATCCGCAGGACGGCGGCAATGACGTCGTCAACAATGAGGGTCAGGCGGTTGTGCCTGTCGATCTGAGGCATTTCGGCCTGTGGCTTCGGCTTTTGCTGGGCAACCCGGTCACCACGGCGGGGCTGTTTGCTTCCGGGTCGTACACGTTTTCCGCCCTTCCGGTGAACAACTCGATCCTGACCATCAACGGCACGACCGTCACCCTTGTGACGGCCGCCCCCATCGCGGGCCAGTGCAGGATCGGCGCAACGATCGCGGAGACGGTGGCCAACCTGGTTGCCTTCCTGAATGCCAGCGCCGACCCGCTCATTTCCGTCGCCACCTATTCGGCCAGCCTGTCGGGCACGGTGCTGAACATCGTTCACGATACGGTCGGGACGGCCGGCAACAGCTTCACCCTGGTGGCCGGCGTCACCCCGGCGACGAACGCGACGCGCTCGGCCGCCACCTTGACCGGCGGCGCGGCCTCGGGAGCCTTCAACCACGTTTTCACCGCCGGGCAGCTGGCCCACCCCGATGCGGCGGTTCAGCTGGGTTTCCCGGATGTGCCGCACTTCGGCATGAACTATGGCGTCATGGTCAACGACCTGTCGATCCAGATGCAGCGGTCCGGCCTGCTGAACGCCACCCTCTCTCTGGTCGGCCAGGGGGAAAACGTCGGTGTCAGCTCGATGGCGGGGACGCTCGCTGCGGACTGGCTCACCGAGCGGTTCAGCCAGTTCTCGGGCATCATCGAACAGGACGGCGTGCCGCTGGGCAGGGTCGAGAGCGCGACCCTGCGGATCGGCAACAATCTGGAGAAGGATGAATCGATCCGTCCGGACGGCCGTATCGGGGGCGCGGATCCGGCCATGCTTTCCGTCGGCCTGGATGTCACGGTCCGTTTCGCCGACCGGGTCCTGTACGATCTTGCGACGGCCCGGACGCCGATTTCGGTCCGTCTGGGGTGGCAGATCGGCCCGCAAAAGAGCCTCGACTTCATCATGGAGAACGTCCGCCTGCCGCGTCGCAAGGTGGGCCTGACCGGTCCCGGCGGGATCCGGACGACCTTCCAGATGAAGCCGACCGAGAGGGCCGCGACCCAGCGCACACTGCGGGCGGTTCTGGTCAATGACGTGACGGCTTACTAGAGGCCCTCGGTCACAGGGCTCCGCCCTGTGACTGCTTTCGCGCCGCCCTTCGGGTCGACCCGACGCGGGCTGGGCGCCGGGCGCCCGGCCAATCCCGAACCGACGCACGGCGTGCGTCACACCGAATACTCACCTACCTCCCCCCAGCCCCGCCTGCGAAAGCGGGCGGGGCTTTCGCCTTAACCGAGTCCGACCCCATGCAGCTGAAGAGTTTCGACCCCGTTCGGATTGACCTGGGTGGCGGTGCCGTCGCGGTCTGCGACCCGATCCAGCCCTATGACTATATGCGCGCCAAGGGCCGGGCGCGTGATCTGGTTCTGGCCACCGGCGAGGGCGAGCCGCACGACCTGCATTCGCGGTATCGCTGCGCCCTGATCGGCGCGCTGGTGCATCGCCCGGATCCTGACGCTCCGCCCGATCGGCCAGGCGGCCTGCGGACCCTGGAGGGCGTGGCCGATGTCGACGGTTCGCCGATCGAAGGCCAGCCGACGCCGGAACAGGTTGACCGGCTGCTGGGCTGGTACCCGGCCTATGAGGCGTTCGAGCGCCAGTACGCGGGCCCGCTGCTGGAGGCCGAAGCGGAAAAAAACGGCTTGTCGCCCTCGCAAGGTGGGAGTTCCACCCCGAGGGCGGCGACAGCTACTGCGACGGATGTATCGCCGACAACGGACGCCGCTGCGGAGAGTGCCCCGCCGTCGTAAACCAGCCCCGGACCGTGGCCGGCCAGAGCGCCTGGCAAGTCCTGAAGGGCTGCCGCTGGCAGCTGCGGATGGGCATGAACGGACCTTACGGCCTGGACTTCGGTGCCGTGATGCAGGTCGGCCAGGCGCTGGGCGCCGATGCGGCCCTGCTGGCCGACGTCCTGCCGCAGATCGAGACGGTCGTGCTGCTGGCGCTGAAGGGCGAAGATCAGAATTCGGAAGCCGAGGACTAGGCCATGCCCGTGCGCGGTTCCTTCGATGTCGATGGTCTGGCCCGGGGCCTTGAAAAGGATCTGGCGCGAGCGGTCACGCGCGGTGTCAGGGCGGCGACCGAGGCGCTGAAGGCGGATGTCCGCGAAGAGACCTTTCTGGCCCTGGGGTTCCGCAACAGCCTGCCGAAGGCCTGGCGCGGCGAGGTCTATCCCCGATCGGGCGACAGCGTCGATGCGGCCGGCTGGGTCAAGGTCCGCGGCTCGGCGGCGAAGATCATCGAGGCCCATTCCAGGGGCGTGGTCATCCGCGCAAACCGGGGCAAATGGCTGGCCGTGCCGACGCCCGAGGCCGGGCGGTTCGGCCTCAAGGCCGGGATGTCCGGGGCCGGCGCCACCACAAACCGGAAGGGTGCGCGCGAGCGGATCACGCCCGCCGGATTCGAGCGTCGCACCGGACTGAAACTGAGGTTCGTCCCGGGCAAGGGCAACCGCGCCTTTCTGGTCGCGGACCGCGCCCGGCTGAACCGCAGAAGCGGCGGGATCATTGCCCCCTACCAGAGCAAGGGTCGAGGCTCGAAACTTTACGGCCCCGAGGGCCAGACCTTCGTCGCCTTCACGCTGGTGGCGCAGGTGACCCTGAAGAAGCGGCTGGATCTGGATGCGGTGGCCGAGCGTGCCGCCGCCACCGGTGCCACCCTGATCGCCAACGCCTGGAGGGATTGATATGGCCGCCACCCGTCAGATCGCGCTCCGGCTCACGGCAGAGGGCGGGGCCGAGGTCGTCAGCGAAGTCCGCAAGATCGAACAGGCCGGCGTGCAGGCGAACGCCGCCACGGCCGCCGCGACGGACCGCGCGACCCAGGCCGCCGCGCGACAGGAGGCCCAGTGGCGCCGGAATGCCGAGGCCCTGCGGATGGCGGCGCAGGCGGCGCAGGCCCAGAACCAGTTCAATTCGGTACTCGGCATCGGCGGCGTCTCCGGTGCCGGCAGCGCCAGTGCCTCGGCGGATGTTTTCGCCGCAGCATTTCGGGCCGATGAAGACGCGGCGCGCCGCGCGGCCCAGCTGAAGGCGGAGATAGATCCGCTGGCGGCGGCGACTGACCGCTACAACGCCGAACTGCGCGAATATGAGGCCCTGCAAAAGCGCGGGGCCATCAGCACCCTGGAGCTGGCCCGGGCTCAGGAACTGGCGAAGACCCGACTGGACGCCACGACGGCGTCCCTGGCGCAGAATACCAATGGCCTGACCCGCAACCAGGTGGCCAGTCGGCTGAACCTCGCCCGACAGGGCGCGGATGTCGCCGTGACGGCGGCCATGGGCATGAACCCGGCGATGATCGCGATCCAGCAGGGTCCGCAGATCGCGGACGCCCTGGCAACCAGCGGGATCCGCGCGTCGGCCGGTCTGCTGGCGCTGGGTGCGGGTTTGACGGCTGCGGCCGCGGCGGCGACGGTGGCGGCCGTTGCCTGGAAAGAGGGTGAGTCGCAGGCGTTGATGCTGGACCGGGCGGTGACCGGTCTGGGCCGGACCTCCGGTATGACGGCAATCGAACTGGAAACCCTGGCGCAGGTCGCGGCGATCCAGGGCGAGGTCTCGGTGCGCTCCGCGCGGGAGCAAGCCGCCGCCTATGTCCAGACCGGCAATATCGGCAAAGCGGTCATCGATGATCTGATCGAGATCGGCAAGGATTACGCATCCTTTATGGGTGTGGACGCGGCAGAGGCCACGACCCAGTTGGCCCGCGCGATGGCGGAACCAGACAAGGCCGCGCATGCTATGACGTTGAGCTTCGGCCTGTTGGACGGCAAGACGCTCGATTACATCGACACGCTGGTGAAGCTGGGCAAAAAGGAAGAGGCGCAACTGATCCTGATTGAGGCTTTGCGCGGTGCCACCAGTGGGCACGCCGAACAGATCGGTCAGCTAGAGGGTTTATGGGACAATGCGGCCCGCAAGCTCAGCAACTATTGGGACCAGCTAAATCGCGCCCTGTATGTCACGCCGGACGAACGGCTGGCCAACCTTGACCGCGAACTGATCGCTGCCCGCAATCGCGAGGCGCGGGGCATCCGGCTGGCACCCGGCTTCATCAGCGGCCTCGAAGAAGAGCGCGCTGGCCTGCTGCGCCGCCAGCTGGATGGGCAGCGCCGGGAAGTGGCACTTGCCGCCGCCGCCAAGAACAAGGAAGACGAAGAAGAACGCCTGCGTCTTGCTCGCTTGGCTGCCCTGCGCCAGGGCGGCGCCGGCGCCGACCGTTCAGGCGACCGCCTCGTCCGCGAGAGACTGCAGCGTGATCGTGCGGCTGAAGATCGTGCGGCGATGCTCGAGCTGGAGATGTCGCGCGCGCTGAACGACATCGATCATGTGCGGATCCTGGAGGACGAAGCGGCGGTCCGTGAGCGGATCCGTCAGCTGGTCGATGCCGATGTCGAGGCCGGCGCGGCGCGCACCCAGGCCCTGCAGGAACAGCAGCAGATCCTCGCGGCCCGGGCGGTCGTCACGGCGCGCGAGACAAATGCCCTGCAGGTCTCGGCCGCCATCGAGGTTGACCGGATCCTGGGCATGGAACGGGACGTTCAGCTTTCGGAAGAGAGTGCCGAGTGGCACGGTCGGATCAATGACTATCTGGAAGCGGGCCGGGGGTATCTCGATGCCTGGCTGAAGGCGTCAACGGACCAATTGCTGGTGGAGCAGGCGCGCGCGGATGTGATGGCGCGGATGGTCGAAACGGCCGCCGCCGAGCATCAGCTGACGCTGGCGCGCATGGCCGGCCGTGAAGACGAGGTTCGGCTGCTGGAGCGGCAAGAGCGGATTGCGCGCCGCGCCCGCGAAATCGAAGCGCGCGAGAAGCTGAATTTCGGAGCCGGCGAAAGCCGTGCGGGCGTTGAGATCGGCCAGGAGATCGATGCCGAGGCCGAGGGCGTGCGCCGGGTCTGGGTCAAAGGCTTCATTGACGACATCCGTCAGGGCGGAATCGCCGACGCTCTGGGCAATCAGTTCGAGTCCGCGGCAGACCGTCTGATCGACAGGTTGATCGACAGTCTGTTCGAGATGGATTTCGCGGCGATCATGGGCGGCAAGGGCAAGCCCGGCGGCGGAGACTGGCTGTCGGCGCTGGCCTCGACCCTGTTCGGCGGCTTCGGTCGTAACGCCCGGGGCACGGACTGGTGGCCGGGCGGGCCCAGCTGGGTCGGCGAGGAAGGTCCGGAACTGGTCAACCTGCCGCGCGGTGCCCAGGTGATCGATGCGGACCGCAGCCGGCGGCTGGCGGTCGCGGGTGCGGCTGGATCCGGCGGCCCGCAGGCGGTTTCGTTCAGCTTCGCCCCGGTGATCCATGCCGAGGGTGCCGGCCCCCGTGAGATCGACGCCCTCAGTGCCAAGCTGGACGCCATGGCCAACTCCCTGCCGTCCGTCGTGCCGCAGATCGTTCAGGACGCCATGAACCGCCGGGTGATCCGATGACCGTCCTGACCCCGCCGCGCGGCGTCGGTGCCGAGTATTTCGAGATCGAGCGGGTCGACTTCCAGTCGCCGACCACGGACGGTCGTGCCACCGGCGTCACGGCGGGCTTTCCGCTGTGGCGCGCGCGCTGGACCATCGGCGACCGCATCCTGCAGGCCACGTCGGAAGAATGGCGGGCGTTCGTTCGGCGGTGCCGGGGGGCACAGATCCCCTGGTATGCCGGGGACCGTGGGCGGCCCTTTCCGCTGGCCTATCCGTCCGGTTTCGGCGGCCTGAACCGGGCCGGCGGCGGCGCTTTCGATGGTTCCGCCGCGTCATGGTCCGTCAATGCCGAGCGCGATCAACCTGCCCTGACCGGCCTGCCGGCCGGCTTTGTGCTGTCGATCGGTGACTATGTGATGTGGCGCTGGGTGACGTCGTCCGAGCCCCGGCGATCCTTGCACGTCCTGGTCGAGGCCTCGACGGCCAACGGCTCCGGCGCCGTGACGCTGCGGGTGGAGCCGCCGTTGCCGACCCTGATTCCGGGCGGTGCTGTCGCGGATCTGGCCAATCCGGTCTGCATCATGAGGCTGGACACAGCCGAGACTCGCCTCGGGGAAAAGACCCGCAACCTTCGCACGTCCGGCACCGTCGCCGGCCTGCAGGATCTCCGGGCCTGATATCTTTGTGGCCCGCGGTCACAGGGCTCCGCCCTGTCGATCCGACGCGGGCTGGATACTTGGCCCGCGGTCGTCGGCCCTTCGGGACCTCCCGACCCGACGCGGGCTGGATGTTTGGCCAGTAACCAGCCGACCGACGCACGGCGTGCGTCGGTCGCTTTCTGATTCCAACCGGGGAGCTTACGATGAAGACGTTCAGCGCCCCCGCGCTCGCCGCCCTGCGCGACGGCACCGCCATCGTGTCCGGGGCTGTCCGTTTCGGAACGGCCACGCCGCTGCGGGTATGGGGCGGCCACGGTCCCCTGACCCTGGACTCCGAGGTCTATGCGGGTCTGGGCCAGCGCGGCCTGATCCGGGTCTCCGGCGGCCAGCTGGGCGGGCAGGAACAGGGTCCGGAACTGACGCTGTCGGGCGTGGATCCCGATGCGATGCCGTCCCTGGGTCTGGCCAGCCTGCGCGGTGTGTCCGTCGTGATCCGCCGGCTGATCTTCGACGGCACCGGCACGAACCTGCTGCAGGACTCCGTATTCCTGCGCGGCCGTGTCGACCGTGCCACGTCGGAAGAGACGCCGGGCGGCGAGGCGATCATCCGGATCGCTGTCGAGGGCGCGGCCCGTGGACTGGGCCGCCGTTCGGAGCGGATGCGCACGGATTCGGACCAGCGTCTGATTTCCGCCACCGACGGCGGCCTGCGGCGCGTCACCTTCGCCGGCGAGAAGGTCATCTATTTCGGCGGCCGCCCGCCGGTTCGCGCCGGTGAGGCCTTCGGCGGTGGCGGCGGTGTGGGGTCCGCGGACTCCGATCTGGTGAATCTGGTCTGATGTCCCCTTCAGCCGCCACCTTCATCGCCTTCCTGGAAGACCGGGAAGACTGGATCTTCGGTTATGGGCCGGAGCCCAGGACGCACGACTGCGCCCGGTTCTGCGGGGCCGGCGTCGAGGCGATGACCGGGATCAATCCGCTGGATCGGTTCGCCAGCCAATGGCGGACATCGTCCGGCGCGCGTCGGGTGCTGGCCCGGCATGGTGGGCTGGCCGCTGCCGTCGGCACGGTGATGACGCCGATTTCTCCGACCCTGGCCCCGCGCGGCGCGGTCGGGCTGATTTCGGGCGGCGGTCTGGTGCTGGTCGAGGGGGCTCTGGTGGTCGGACCGGGTCCGGAGCGGGGACTGATCCGCGCCGATCGGTCGTCACTGATCGCCGCCTGGACGGTCGCGGAAACAGAGGCCAGCCGATGAACCGGATGATGCGCCTGACCGCTGCCTTCGGCGTGGTGTTTGCCATGGTGCTGGGGTCGCCGACCCCGGCCAAGGCCGATCCGATCACGGCCGCGATCGTGACCGGTCTCGGCTTTACCGGCACGGCAGCGGCCGTGGCCACGTTTGTGATCAACGGCGTCTTCGGCACGGCCTTCAGCTGGGCGGCCGGCAAGCTGCTGGGCAAGTCCAAGGGCTCGGTCCAGGAACGCCAGGCCAGTGTCACCACGCTGTCGCTGGGTGAGGTCCCGCGCGAGGTTCTGATCGGCGAGGCGGTGACCGGCGGATCCTTGATCGACGCCTTCAATCATGGCGGTCGCTACGGCACCGACTATGTGACGCGCTGTATCGCCCTGACCGACCATGTGGTTGACGCCCTGGTCGGCTATTACATCGACGACCAGTATTTCGCCTTCACCGCCAACGGTGTGCAATCCGGTTTCAGCGGCGCGCTGGACATCGAGTTCGTCAACGCGACCCAGGCGGGGGCGGCACCGCCGGCCCGGTTCCTGACGGCGTCGGGCGGCAGCTGGGCCGCGACCGATGTTCTGGCCTCGATCACCCACATCTGGTTCAGCTACAAATGCGATGAAACCGTGTGGCCGCAGGGCCATCCGCAGGTGCGCTTCCTGCTGCGCGGCCTCAAGGTCTATGACCCGCGCAAGGATGCCGCCCTGGGCTATACGGGCGCGGGTGCCCAGACCTGGGCCGATCCCTCGACCCACACCTTCAGCCGGAACGCGGCGCTGCTGCGCTATGCCTTCGCGCGCGGGATCTATGCCCAGGGTCGTCAGGGCCAGCCGGAGCACCTGCTGGTCGGGCGTGGGCTGTCGGCCCAGGAGGCCCCGCCGGAAGCCGTGATCGCCGCCGCCAATCTGTGCGACGAAACCGTTGGCGGCGCGGCCCGCTACACCGCCAATGGGGTGCTTCGCGCATCGGATGACTTTATCGCCGTCGAGGAAATGTTCGCCGCCGCCATGGCCGGGGTGATCGTCCAGCGCGAGGGCGGCGTCGAGATCGAGCCGGGCCAGGCCAAGGCGGCCGTCGTGACGATCACGGATGCGGATCTGGTCACGGGCGAGCCGGTGACCTTCTCGGAGTTCCTGTCGGACGGCGACGGCGGCCGGGTCAATACCGTGATCCCTCGCTATGTCGAACCGGCCCAGAACTGGAAGGATCACTCTGGCCCGGTTCGGCGAAGTCTGACGGACATCGCCAGCGACGGCGGGCCCCGCGAGATCACCCTGCCGCTGATGCTGGTGACCGCCGGTGCCCAGGCCGACCGGTGCGCCGAGATCCTGCGCCGTCTGGGCCGTCTGGAGCGCCGCGCGACGATTGTGCTGCCGCCGGAATATGGTCGGCTGGAAGAGGGCGACTGGATCGCCTGGACCAGTGCCCGCCGGTTCGCCGGTTCGACCGTGCGGTTCCGGATCGAAAGCTGGACCCTGGACGAAAAGTGGCGGATGCGGCTGACGCTGCGCGAGATCGCTTCGTCGGTGTTCACGGATCCCAGCGCCCTGACGGATGGATCTGATCCGCCGTCGGATCCGGGCGACCTCGCGCCGCTGGATCTCCAGGGGGTGACGGCCGAGGTGGTGCTGCTGGCCGGAGCGGGGTCGGGTGTGCCGGCTGTCCGGGTCGGCTGGTCGGCGGTTGACCCCGCAGTCATCGCGATCCGTGCGGAGGTCCGCCGCGTCGGTGAGACCGTCGCGGCCCAGACCCGCATCGATGAGGTCGGCGCGCTGTCGATGACCGTTACGAACGGCGTCGGTCCGAACCAGGATATTGAGGTCCGGCTGGTCCCGATCACCCGTCGTTCGCGTCCGGTGACGGCCTCGGCCTGGATCGCGCTGACGACCGGTGCCCTGACGGCCGGCGACGTGGTGCCTGTCACGCCGGGCAATGTGGCCGGGACGCCGACCATCTCGATCGTCTCGACCATCGCGTCCGACGGCACCCAGACCAGTCGCCTGTTCGGGGCATGGACCGCGCCGAGCAATGCGCTGTCCTATGTCATCGAGCTGGACAACGGGACCATCGTTCAGCAGTTCCCGGTCACCGAGAACGCGATCGAGGATCGCATCATCGCGACCGGACCGACCTATCGGTATCGCGTCAAGGCCCTGAGCCGGACCGGGACGCTGTCGGCAGCATGGTCGTCCTGGTCGTCCAATGCGACGGCGGCGGGAAAGACGACGCTCCCGCCAGCGATCATCTCGGGCTCTGTGACGGCTGTCGGAGGCCGCAGGATTCGCGTGGTGCAGAAGCGCCCGTCGATGACCGACTACCTGCACACGCTGATCTACCGCAACACGAGCGGGTTCAGCCCCGACGATATCCCGCAGTCGCCCTATACCATTACGGTCGACGAGGAGTTCGCCGACATCAACGTCACAGTCGGCCTGAACTACCGTTACTGGGGGCGCACCGTTGACCGCTCTGGCAACGAGGCCAGCGTCGCAACCTTCCTCGGAAACGCCGTGCCGGTCTTCGTGAGCGTCGGAGGCGGAGACGTCAGCGGCACCGACCCCGATCTGGTCACCTCGCAGGGCACTTCTGCCTCCACGAACAATGCTCCATGGGGGGTTGTCAGCGGCGCAGGGCGTCCGTCAGACAATGCCGGCACCATCGGTCACCTCCGGACGATGGGGCTTCACACAGGCATTGTCGGGAACAAGGTCTTCAAGGCGACCGGGGGCACCGACGGGACTTTCCAGGGCGGGGCTGTCGGCACTGCGCAGAACGGTTCAGCCTACATTTCTGGCAGCATCCTGAGCGCCGGACTTGCCGATGGCTGGATCACATTCTTTGCACTCGATGATGACGCCACAACCTTCGTCGACTCAGGGCAGAACTATTACATCACCGTCTTCGCAAACGGCGTCGGTACAGGCGAGGTGGCGCTCTATGCGGACGGAGCTTATAGCAATGCCACTGGCGTCCCGCTCAATACGAACTCGCGCGCCACGATCGCCTACGACGGCCAGAAGGTCATGGCGATTGTCGATGGGGTGGTCTACCTCAGCGCCCCTGCCAGGCCGGGGCAGCGCCTGTTCCCGAAGGTTCTCGACTATTTCAACTCGGTAAACTCCGCATTCCCGCATGGCGTAATCGACGTTCTTTACGGCGCATGGACCGAGAACACCGTCTCGACCGTCACGCTGGTCCCCTACAACTCCGAGGTCTCGGTCACAGGCAGCACGGTCACCAAGGTCGGCGGCACCAATGGCGCCTGGGGCGGGGGGGTGACATCGCGCGAGAAGTATGTCGGCGCCGCCTACTGCTCGTTCCGCTTCGGCACCAGCCCGAGCCTGCCTATCTACGCCATGGCTGGACTGGTGAATCCGTCCTTTGGTGGCAACTACGTCACCCTGAACTACGCCCTGTTCACCGAAGGACTCCCTTCCACTTCTCCGGTCTATGTCTACGAGAACGGCTCGTTTGTCGCCATTATCTGCGCCATCGGTGCATGGGCAATCACCGACGTGTGGTCGGTCGTCTATGACGGCGTCCGCGTGCAGTACCTTCAGAACGGCGTCGTCCGCCACACCAGCGCGGCGGCGGCTGGCCAGACTCTCGGGTTCGGCGCTTCGATAGTCTACATCGGCAACAATCTGATCGACATTCAGGTTGGCCCCGCCAACATGGTCACCCGCATCGGCCAGAACACCTTCGACGACGTCAGCGGCACACTGGTCGGGCGGACAAACCTGCTGACCGACATCGGCACCGCAGCCTTCCTGCAGGACCAGGGTGAGCTGGCCACGTCTCTGCTGACGGAAGACAAGGTTCGCGGTCGCTACCTCGGAGAATACGCTGGAGATGCCGCCGCCGTCACGGCGGGCATCGAGAACGGCGACACCTATGTCGACACCTCGCTGACGCCCTACGGCCTCAAGGTGCGGAGTGGGGGTGTAATCAAGGAGGTCGACACCTCGGGACTGTTCAAGCAGTTCTCCACGCAGGTGGACATCAACAGCACGACCATGAGCGACAAGGTCACGCTGACCCTGCCCAGTATTCAGGCCAGCTCCTACATGGTGGTCTGGATGGCCATGGACATTGAACTGTCGCCCAGCCGCACCAGAAAAAGCGGCGGGACGGCCGGAATCAATCCGCAGGGCACCTGGGAGATCGTCGAGGACGCGACGGGTGGCGGTTCGCCCAAGGTCCTCGATTCCGGCACTTGGGAGGCCGTCAGGATCGGCTCCGGCGGCGGTGCCGACAACATCGAGAGCTTCACAGTCGACGGCACGGTTGGCGAGCCTACCAGCGACGTGAGCCGGAGCTGGCGCGTGCGGGCGGGCGGCTCGCGGACATGGAAGCTCAGGATGAAGACGAACTCCGGCGAGAACCTTCTGTCGGTCGGCCTGAACCTCCTGGTCCAGATTCAACGCAACCCCTCGTAACCACAGTCTCAAGGAGACCGCCCATGTTTGACCTGTCCCAAGGCCCACTTCACGAACTGGACCGCTTCTATGACTGGGTAGTGGACCATGCCGCCCTGCTGGCCGAGCCGATCAAGGAGAAGATGCGCCATCTGAACCGACTCGACGACAAAGCCCGCGCTCGCATCGAGGTGGTGGAATGTCTCTACCGGGCCTGTTCGGAGGATGAAGACCTGCCGGGCCGCGCATCGGCGCTCTCGATCATGGGAACACTGGCCATGCACACCTACCAGATCAATCTGTGGGGCCGGGCCAACCGTCACTACCAGATCGCGGCATGGGCGGCGGGGCTGCTGGATGAAGAAGCCGGCGGCGCGACAGGACCTGAGCTGGACCCGGAGTTTGTGTTTGTCCGGCCCGCGCCGGTTCAGATGCCCGCGCCCGGGCCCATGCCGGTGGCCGCGCCCCAGCCCGCCTGAGCCTCTACCCGACACCGGCGGCAGGATCACGCGACCGCGCCCCGATCGGTCGCGCCCCGGCCTCAGAAAAACGTCAAACCCCGAATAGCGAGTGACCCGTCATGGCCGATCCACAGCCCCCCGGGGGCACCGCCGGACTGTTCGACCTGGTGAAAACAATAGCGCCCTATGCGCCGGGTCTGGCCGGTGCGGTGTTCAGCATGGCGTTCGGCGAGAAGCTGACCATCCGCGGCAAGCTGTTGAGCGCCGGCGTCGGGGTGGCCTCGGCCTGGTGGCTGGCCCCGTTCATCTGCGACGTGATCGACTGGCTGTGGTGGCCCGGCGACGGGGTGCCGGTGACGGTGGCGAACCTGATCGGCTTTATCTGCGGCCTGTTCGGCATGATCGTGCTGGCGGGTCTGGCGCAGGCCCTGGCGCGCTATTCGCGGGATCCTTTGTCGCTGGTGCGGATCCAGATCGGCGGCGCGACCATCGGCGGGCGTCCCGCCGATGCCGGCGGGGAGGGCGGGGCATGATCAGTCTGTTTTCGGCGGCTCTGGCCGCAGGGGTGGTGGCCGTGGTGCTGGCGATCGTGCTGCTGGATCGTCGGACCGCACCGCCCAGAGGGCAGCGGATCGGCCTGTCCATGATGGCCGGCGGTCTGCTCTGGGCCGGGCCATCCCGGATGCTGGGCGGTTCGCCCGGCATGGGCGACCTGGTCTTCCTGTTGGGCCTGCTGATCCTGCTGCTGGCGCTTTACGGTGGCCAGATGGTGAAGCGGGTCGATGCGATCGACGGGCGGATCGACGGGCGGCTGGGCGTCGTGCCGCTGCACCGGGGTGTGCACATTGTTGATGGTCCGCGGCCAGAAGGCTCCGCCTTCTCGACCCGGCGCGGCCCTCGGGCCTGACGGCCCAAGCCGAGGCCCCGATTCCCGCAAAACCCTGTCGGTCCCGACGCACGCCGTGCGTCGGGACCTTTCCCCATGTCCGGAGAGCGCCATGCGCCTTAGCGATCACTTCACCCTGTCCGAGATGACCTTTTCAGCCACAGCCGCGCGCAAGGGCATATCGAACGTCCCGCCGCAGGCGATCATCGACCAGCTGACGCTGACGGCCGATCGCATGGAAAAGGTCCGCGACCTGCTGGGCGGCAAACCGATCCGGATCCTGTCCGGGTATCGCAGCGAGGCGGTAAACCGGGCCGTCGGCGGATCGCCTTCGTCGGCGCACCGCACCGGCCATGCCGTCGACTTCACCTGCCCCGAATTCGGAACGCCGGCGCAGGTCGCCTCGCATCTGGCCAAACACCTGACCGGCTATGACCAGATCATCGAAGAGTTCGGTTCCTGGGTTCACATCGGCTTCGGCCCCGGTCAGCGCCTGCAAAAGCTGACCGCCCGCAAGGTCCGGGGCCGCACGACCTATTCGGCCGGGATCGCCTGACCGTGTCGCGCCGCTGCGCCCGTTGGTGGTTGCTCGGCCTGTCGGCTGCCGCCCTGGGGTCGTTCCTGATCGCCCTCGCTCTGATCATCAAAGGTTACTGACCATGAACCGCATCCTCGGCGCTCTCGCTGGCTGGAAAGGCTATGTCGCCGTCCTGATGGTCGGGCTGTCGATCGGCGGTGCCGGGACCTGGCAGGTGCGCGACTGGATGGCGGCCGAGGCGGCGGCCAAACAGGCCCGCGCGGATCTGCGCGGCGCGATCGAGGTCGGCCGGCGGACCCAGGTGGCGGCCGGGATCACCCAGGACGTCGGCCAGGCGGTCGAGGCCGCCCGCGTCGAGACCCGCATTGTCTATCGGACCATCACCGAAAGGATCCCCGTCTATGTCACCCCTGAGATCGATCGCGACTATCCTGTGCCTGTCGGCTTTGTGCGCCTGCACGACGCCGCCGCCGCCGGTTCCGCGCCAGCCCTTCCCGACGGTTCCGGGGAGCCTGCTGACGCCCCCAGCGGCATTCCGCTCTCTGCCGTCGCCGCCACCGTCTTCCCAAACTACGCCGACTGCGCGGACGACCGCGCCCGGCTGAAGGGCTGGCAGGACTGGTACGCCGAACAGCGCGCCGCCTGGGACCAGGCGGGCTAGGCCCGCGGGGCCGCATCCCGCCAAACCGCGACAGCCTTACTGGAGCCTGCCATGACGACCCCCTATCTGACCCTCGGTGACACCTTGCAGATCACCGGGGTCTATCGCGACGCGAACGGCACCCCGGTCAATCTGACCACGGCCGGGATCACGGTCGAGGCGTGGCTGCGCGAGCCGGTCAAGAGCGAGAAGCTGGAGATGACTGTCAGCCTGGCGGACCAGGGTGCCATCCCGGGCGGCTTTACGGCGCAGTACCAGACGACCGAGGCGATGACCAAAGGCACCTATGCCCTGACCGTGTCCTACGTCACGGCCGGGATCCGCCAGTCGACCCGGCCGGCGAAGATCGAGTTCGGCCTGTGACCCCGGACCTTTCGATTGTCGACGGCGGGACGACCAGTCTGGAGATCCCCGCGGCCTCGGCTGAACTGGAAGTCGCCGGCGCTCCGACCTTCGAGCTCAACGTGGTCAGCGGCGCTCCGGGGGGGCAAGGACCGCAAGGGCCGCAGGGCAGCCAAGGACCGCAAGG